CCCTTTATACGCTGTTTAACTCCACTTCGAAAAATGAGCGGAAGAACCTTAACGTTATTAACCAGAACAAGGAGAGAGGCGTTGGTAGAGTAGGATTTTCTATTGGCGACAAACAATTTGTAATTGAGCGCGAAAGTGAAAAATATATCAAGAAGCTCAAGGGGGAGGAAACTCAGGAAGCAAAGACAATTGTTGAATTTCATGAAGTTAATGCCATTACAAATGAAGTTGTAAGCCACAATGGGCTAACCCGCAATGATACAGATAAAAACATTCGCAAAATGCTTGGAACGCTTGATGATTTCCTGCTTACTTCTATGGCATCTCAATTGGATAGCTTAACATTTATCAAAGAAGGCTCAACCCGTCGTAAAGAAATTCTTGCTAAATTTCTTGATCTGGAAATATTTGATAACAAATTTAAGATGGCAAAAGAAGACGCTTCGGATTTAAGAGGGGCACTCAAACGACTTGAGGGCAAAGAGTATAATGAAGATATTGACGAAGCAAAAGAACAAATAAGCCAGAGCGAAGTTGGTATTGAGGAACACAGCCAAAAGTGTGACGAATACCAACAGCAAATATTAGATACCAAATCAATACTGAGCGAAATAGAAAATAAGATTACATCTATTCCGCTGGAGATTGTTGCTATCGAGAAAACGCTAAATACATTAAAAATAAAGAAGAATGATACCCGTGTCCTTTTAGCACAGAATAAACAACTTATCGAGAATAATGGCGATAACAATAAATTAGCCGAGAAATTAAATAATTTTTTGAAAGAATATGATATTGAAAATTTGCGAAACAAAAAAAAGAGCGTCGAAAATAAGAATGAAGAATATAACGATCTCTTACAATTTTTAAAGAATAAAAATAAGGATATCAATGCATACCGAAAGAAAGTGAGTCTTCTTCAAGAAGTGCCTTGCGGCGAGTCATTTCCAACTTGTAAGTTTATTTGTGATGCCCATAAAGCAAAAGATGCATTGCCAAATATGATAACAGAAATTGGCGATATTCGCAAACAAAGTGTCCAACTTTTGGAGGATATTCACAGCCTTGATGTTGATAAACTAAATGATTATCTGCATAAATATGAGTTATTAGTGGAAAGACAAAAGGAAGTGCAGCATGAAATATCTGTTTCTGATTTAGAAATACAAAATAATTTATCAAAACTAGAGGTTTTTAGACACGAGATTGAAAACATTGAAAAACAAATTACAACATATGAAGAAAACAAAGAAGCGATTGAAAATCTGGGGCAGCTTATTATAAAGAAAAAGAAATATGGTGCATCTCTTGAAGATCTAGAGGAAAGGTGCGACGAATGCCAGCAAGAATTAAATGAACTATATGTTTCTCACGGATCTTGCGAACAAAAACTACAGAGTTTAATCGAACAAAAGAGCGAATTAGTAGAGTTACGAGAAGACTACTCCGCTTATGACTTATTTATGAGGTGCATGCACACTAGCGGCATTTCTTATGATATTATTAAGAAGAAATTGCCAGCGATTAACGAAGAAATTGCGAAGGTGCTGGCGAATATTGTGAACTTTGAAGTCTTTTTTGAGAACGATGGCAGGCGTTTAAATGTTTATATTAAGCATCCGAAGCACGAACCCCGACCTATTGAAATGGGTTCGGGAGCAGAAAAAACAATCGCCTCGATGGCAATTAGGCTCGCACTGCTGCATGTTAGCAACTTGCCCAAGTCAAATATTTTTATTCTTGACGAACCGGGAACTGCTCTTGACGCAGAGAATTTAGAAGGGTTTGTTAGAATATTAGATATGGTCAAGTCGTATTTTAAGACAGTGATCCTAATATCTCATCTAGATTCGCTAAAAGATTGTGTTGACTACATCGTGAACATTGAAAAGAAAAATGGTTATGCACACGTAAGTCAATAATTTTTTTTGACTATTTATATAACAGGAGACACAAAATAATGCAAAATGGTTTATTAGATAAGGCGTTACAAAAATTAATTTCTCGTAAGTTGTTTACGTTTGCAACAGCAACAGGACTTATGCTTTGGTCCGATTTAGCTTCGGAGACGTGGGGAATGATTGCGATGGTTTACATTGGCACTCAAGGAGCGGTTGATGTTATGAAGGCATATAAATATGGAGAGTAAATGACTTGGTTAATGTTTGTTTTATACGCTAAAAAAGCGTGGATTTGGTGTAAGCACCATTGGAAGATTCTTGTTATAGCCGCATGGACTCTTATTATTTGGATTGTGGCGAGAAAGAATGTGGGAGCCTATACAAAAGTATTGGATACGACTATTGAAAATTATAAAAAAGAAGTAGAAATTCTTGAAGATTCCCACAAGGTAGAACTACAAAAAAGAAACGAGGCAATTGTGCGACACAATGAAGCGATATCTCAATTAGAAGAAAACTATAAACATTCTTTAGACAATTTGACCGTTGAGAAAAGAGCAAGATTTATAGAGTTATTGGCGCTGCGCTCTCAAGATCCAGAGTTGATTAATAACGCAATAGAAGAGGAGTTTGGATTTAAATATGTTGAATAAGCTAACTGCACAAATATTAAGTTTTACTTTACTTTTCCCCGTACCTGTCTTTGCCCAAGAAACAGAAGAGGAAGAGCCGATGTACACACACCTGGAGCAAGGCGAGGCAGCACCCTTTGCTGGCACCTTGTTCAACCCACCAGCGACGGCAGAGTTAATTACAAGAAATCAATATTCTTTCACTGATTGTGATTTACGAGTAGAATATGAAGTGGCAAGGGCGCGTTCTGAAATGCAGCTACAGCATGAGACTCTTCGAATAAGCTACAATGCACAAAATGAAAGAATGAATTTATTGTTTGATATCAAAGAACAAGAAATTGATTTATTTAGAGAAATGGCGCTTGAACAACCAAATAAAAATAATCATTGGTGGTTAGCAGGAGGAGTCGTTGTGGGTATTGGATTATCTCTTGGAACATTTTATGCTGTAACAGAAATTTCGCGATGAGCAAACAAAGTAAAGATCCAAATTACGCACTAAAACTAGAACATGCCATAGCGGAGAAATATGGCACGGAAACAGTTCAGCATCCCGCAAAAAATTGGACACCGGAAAAAGAAGAGCAGTATTTTGAACAGCTTAAAATTTTAAATGATAAATTAAATAAAATAGCAGAAAAACTTGAAAAAGTAGAAGTTCAGGGAGTTTTGATATCAAAAAAACTACTTAATAGAGATAGTAAAAGGGTTTGTCTCGTATGCAACAAATATTCTTTTGATTCAAGAGATGATGTTTATATGAATAAGCACGAATGCTGTCGGATTTGCTATATACAATATGTTGAAGGCAGAGAAGAACGATGGACATCTGGTTGGCGTCCAAAATTAGGAGAAAATAAATAAATGGCTACAGTTTTAGACATTGTAAGAGGAATATCACAGGCAGCAGCAAATGCTCACGACGGTTCCCAGTATGAAAATTATTCCTTTGATGGAAAAGCTAGAAAAATTGGCTTGAAAAGAGAGGAGGGCGATCCAATTATTGACACCCGCGTGGTAGATGGCTTTGGTGTCAATTTCCATGGAAGCTCTCTGCGTATCAGTTACCAAAGCGATATTAAGCTTAAAGAAGTATATGCTGGCGATATTGAAGCTGATGTTGATGAAATGATTGAAAACGTTGCAACATATCTTAAGAAAGAATATAAAAAAATTACAGGCGATTCATTATCTTTAACCGCTGAAGGCGAGGTTAGTGTCTTAGTACAAAACACCTCTAAGGTTAGGGTTTTTGTAACTGGAAAGAAAAGTTATAAAATTGGAAATCTCGATGGCGTTACAAAGGTTCTTGAGCCTTCAGAGGATAGGTTGGATAAATCTATTCGTGATTTTATTGCGCTTGGCAAAAACAATTAAAAATGATTAATGTCTTTTCAGCTTACAAAAAATGAAATATTAAAAGAAATACTAAAAAGCGGAAAAGACCCGGCTTATTTCATTAATAATTACGCAAGAATTGCACACCCACTTCAGGGACTTATACCGTTTAAACTATATGATTTTCAAGAACAATTATTAAGAGATTTTAACGACAACAGATTTAATGTCATATTAAAGGCAAGACAGTTGGGCATTTCCACCACAACTGCTGCCTATATTGCGTGGATGATGATGTTTCACAGGAATAAAAATATTCTTGTAATTGCCACTAAGTTTCAGACAGCAGGCAATCTTGTTAAAAAAGTAAAGCATATAATTAAAAATCTGCCACCTTGGTTGCAGATTGCAAATATAACGATTGATAACCGAGCCTCATTTGTTCTCTCGAATGGTTCAGAGATTAAGGCATCTTCAACCTCTGCTGATGCTGGTCGTTCTGAAGCGTTGTCTTTGCTCGTTATTGATGAGGCTGCACATGTTGAAGGGTTGGATGAACTATGGACTGGTTTATATCCCACACTGTCAACAGGTGGTCGCTGTATTGCCCTATCAACGCCTAATGGTGTCGGCAATTGGTTTCATCAAATATATACTGACTCGGTTCAAAGTCAAAATGATTTTTTTCCTACAATGCTGATATGGGATGTACATCCAAATAGAGATGCGGAGTGGTTTGAAAAAGAAACAAACAACATGTCTCGCAGACAAATAGCACAAGAACTAGAGTGTAATTTTAATATGTCTGGCGAAACGGTGATCCACCCAGACGATTTGGACTGGCTGGCCACTAAAATAAAAGAACCCCAATATAGAACCGGGTTTGATAGAAATTTTTGGATTTGGGAAAAAGCACAAGATGGTTGTAATTATTTGCTTTCTGCCGATGTCGCCCGTGGTGATGGCAAAGACAATTCCACTCTTCATGTTATCAAATTAAATACCATGGAAATAGTTGCCGAATATCAAGGGAAACCAACTCTTGATGTTTATGCCGATATGCTTAATAGTATTGGACAAGAGTTTAACAATGGCATGATCGTTGTCGAAAATAATTCTGTTGGAATTGCGGTATTAACAAAATTGCAAGACTTGGGATATAATAATATATATTTCTCAATTAAGTCCACTCATGCATATGTTGAACAACTACAAGGCGAATACATGTCCAATGCTATAGCTGGTTTTTCCACTACATCAAAAACGCGCCCGTTGATTATATCAAAAATGGAAGAATTCATTAGAAATAAACTAATTACAATATATTCGTCTAGAACATTGAACGAGCTAAAAACTTTTATCTGGCACAATGGTCGCCCCGAGGCTATGAGAAGTTATAACGATGACTTAACTATGGCTCTTGCGATTGGTTGTTGGGTAAGAGACACAGCATTTGAGGTAGGTAAATTGGAACAGGAATATAGAAATGCATTTGTGAATTCTATGTTTGTAGCATCAACAAAATTAAATACTCAAATTAAAGGACAAGAAGGCTATCGAAGCGATATGGAACTTAATGAACAAGAGCAAACAGCAAGAAAACATATGCAAGACTTTGGCTGGCTTTATAAGGGATAAATAAATGGCAGATAATAAAAATAACCCAAAAAATAACCAATCAGGTCTTTTTAGGCAATTGACCAGATTGCTTTCTGGACCGCTTGTAAATTATCGCACTCAAACGAGTAGAAAGCTACGTCGTGTGCAACTAGATAAATTTAAGTTTCAATCAGCAGGTGGATTAGATTTTAAGAAATCTTCGTATAATCCGTTTGAGCAGCTTAGCACAGCTATCATGGCGAATCAACTTCGTGCTGAGCGATATCAAGATTTTGAGCAGATGGAATATACTCCTGAAATCGCTTCTGGGCTTGATATTTATGCCGACGAGATGACTACCTCATCAGATCTCCAGCCGCTTCTTACAATTAGGTGTCATAATGAAGAAATTAAGGCAGTTCTTAGTGAGCTTTATCATACTGTGCTTAATATTGAATTCAATCTCTTTGGCTGGAGTCGCACAATGTGTAAATATGGAGATTTTTTCTTGTATCTTGATATCGATGAACGTCTGGGTGTGCAATCTATTGTTGGGCTTCCCACACACGAAGTTGAGCGTCTTGAGGGTGAGGACAAACATAACCCCAAGTATGTTCAATTTCAATGGAACTCGGGTGGATTAACTTTTGAAAATTGGCAAATCGCTCATTTTCGTATTCTTGGAAATGATAAATATGCCCCATATGGAACATCTATTCTTGAGCCAGCCCGAAGAATTTTTCGCCAGTTGATTCTTCTTGAAGATGCAATGATGGCATATCGTATTGTGCGTTCTCCCGAGCGTCGTGTCTTTTATATTGACGTTGGCAACGTTGCGCCAAATGAGGTTGAGCAGTATATGCAAAAAGTTATGAGCCAAATGAAACGAAATCAGGTTGTGGATCCTGATACGGGTCGAGTTGATCTTCGCTATAACCCTATGAGCACTGAAGAGGATTATTTTATTCCTGTTCGTGGGGGAGTCTCATCTAAAATAGAGACCTTGCCTGGGGGCTCATATACCGGCGATATTGATGATGTCAAATATTTGAGGGATAAACTATTCTCCGCTCTTAAAATCCCCGCTTCTTATTTATCGCGAGGCGACGGTGCAGAGGAAGACAAAACCACGCTTGCTCAGAAAGATGTTCGTTTTTCGAGAACGATTCAGAGATTGCAGCGATCCATTGTTACAGAAATAGAAAAAGTTGGAATTATTCATCTTTATACGTTGGGATATAGAGGTGCGGATCTTATTAGTTTTAAGCTCTCTTTGAGCAATCCATCTAAGATTGCTGAATTGCAGGAACTGGAACATTGGAAGACCAAGTTTGATATTGCGGGTGCCGCAACTGAAGGCTTCTTTAGTCGTCGCTGGGTTGCGGATCATATTTTCAACTTATCCGAGGAAGAGTTTATACGAAATCAGAGAGAGATGTTTTATGATAGACAGCTTGAAACTGAACTTGAACAAATAGCGGCGCAAGCAGAGGCTGCTGGACCGCTGGGAGACCTTGGGGGAGAACTCGGTGGAGAACTCGGTGGAGAACTCGGTGGAGAACTCGGCGGAGAACTCGGTGGAGAACTCGGTGGAGAACTCGGTGAAACACCCGCAGCCGAAGAACCAGAAGAAGAAACATTACTAGCTGCTCCTGGTAAGCGAGACGATCAAAGATATCGTGGAAAACGTGGTCCGAAAAAGCGTCATGCACGCAGTAAAGCTCGCGGCGTTGAAATAAATACTCCAAGAACAAATAATCCTGGTGCAGTTGGTTATGAGACTTTACATCATCTTTCATCAATTGGAGATGAGTTTAGAAAAGCAGGGTTATATCATGAAAATATTATTAATGATGATAACTTGGAAGAAAGACAGCTATTTGAGGTCAAACAAGAAATAAGGGAACTAATTAAAGAGCTAGATGGCAGCAAATTGGGTATTATAAATGAAGAAAATAAAACACAATAAAAAAAGAAATACAGCCTTTTTATACGAAGCGTTGATAAGAGAAGTGACAAAATCTATTGTTTCTAAAGACGATGAAAAAAAAGATACCGTTGTTGCGTTGTTGAAAGAGTTTTTTGCTCCAAATACAATTCTTTCAAAAGAACTATATTTATATAAAACAATTTTAGAATCTGAAAATTTAGATATTTCAACCGCAGAAAAACTTTTATATCAAGTTCGTCAAACACATGCCTATCTTGATGAGCAAGACATTTATAATACACAAAGTGCTTTGATAAACAAAATTAATAAGCAACTTTCTTCTGGTGTCTACAATAATTTTGTTCCAAATTATAAAAGCATCGCCACTCTGTCACAGATTTTTGGACAAGACACAAATGCATATAATGTAAAAACTGGTGTTATATTAGAACAACAAGTGGTTAATGGGCTCGTTTGTGAAAAGAAGCAAAAAAATAATAAAGACATGAAATCAATTGATAATTTGGTTTTTAAAACTTTTGTTTCAAAATTTAATAAAACATATTCAGGCTCTCTTCTTAGCGAACAAAAAGAATTATTGAATAGATATGTGTTATCTTTTATGGACAATGGTGTAGATATAAAGATATTTTTGAATGAAGAGATCGGAAGATTACAATCTTGTTTAGTCTCTGCTTTAGAAATGAATGAAATTAAATTAGATGATCAAATGCTTGAATCAACCAAATTAGTAATTGAGCAAATAGAGTCCTTTAAGACAAAGCCTGTAGATAAGGAGTTGGTTGAAGAAGTTTTAAAAATTCAAAACTTAGTTAACGAAATTAAATCAGAATGAGTATTAAAGTAACCATACCTAAGATCCTAAAAAAACTTGGTATCCAAGAGGATATTACCTTACAGGTCAAAAAAACACTGGGAAACCAATTGGTTATTTTTGATCACCCAGATGTTGATATTGTTGTATACCCTGAAAGCAACAAAATTCTTGCGCTTGCAAAGCAGACATCAAACGAAGAGGTATATGATACTCAAGATCGCTTGTTCTTATTGTTAAGAAGAGAGGGAATCATAGAGCCAGACAGTGTTAGAGCAGGGAATGTTTATGGTTCTATGGAGGCTCAAATGTTTTTAAATGAAGACTATGATATGGTTCAAGTCGCTCTTTATGGCATCAATAAGTTTATAATAGAAGAGAAGCCATATTTTGAACACCTTGAGGCATTTGAAAAGGCAGTGGATGATTATATCACCGAGCCAACTGATGACGATAGCACCCCATTAGGAGACGTTCCACAAGAACCAGTTAAGGGCTCAATCAGACCAGGATGGATACGAGGTCCGTATGGCATGAGCATAATGCACAGGGTGTAAAATGGAGCTTCTATATTTTGTGTTGACCGCTTACGGTTTAACGCAGATACTTGTCTTTGGAAGCATATTTAATAAAGTTCGTCCCACTCAAGGCTGGATGGGGAAACTTTTGTCGTGCCCCATGTGCACCGGCTTTTGGGTCGGTGTTCTTTTGTTTGGAATAAATGGTTATACAGAACTATTTACATACGAATATAATATTGCCAACTTATTAATTTTAGGCTGGCTGTCATCTGGAACATCATATATCTTAAATGTTATATTTTGCGACAATGGCATACAAATAGGAACCAATAATGAACAACCGGACAAATAAATGGATGCTTCAACCTGTCAGACGCTGTTGCAAGGGATCCTAGCTCGCGCAGGTAGCGCCTGCAATGGGAAGTGAAATGAACAAACTATTATTAACAGAATATTATGAACTATGTCCCAACGGTGGTCGAGTGTATGGTCGTCCTATTTTGGAGAGAGAGGTTGGTAATTATATGAAACTTGTTCGCGAACGACGAGCCCTAGGGGAATTGGACCACCCGGATTCGGCAGTTATTAATCTTGCTAATGCGGCACATCTCGTTACTGAGGTCTGGTGGGATGACGATGCGGTTATGGGAAAGGTCCAGATTTTGAACACGCCCTCTGGTCAAATTCTTCGTTCTCTTATTGAGTCCGGTGTGAAACTTGGCATATCCTCCAGAGGTATGGGCTCCGTTCATGAATCAAACGGACAAACAATTGTTGAAGACGATTTTCAATTAATTTGTTTTGATTTTGTTTCCGAGCCGTCTACAACTGGTGCTTTCATGATACAAGAAAATAAACAACCAAATATTATTACAAAAGCAGATCGTATCAACAGGGCATTAAATGATGTGTTGAAAGATAAATGAAAAAATCAGAATTAAGACAAATATTGAAGCCCCTTATCAAAGAGTGTATTAAAGAGGCAATTTTTGAAGAGGGAGTTTTATCCAATATTATATCCGAAGTTGTGCAAGGTCTCGGAGTACAACCTATTGTTGAACAAAGCCAACCTGTTGTGCAAAACGTGGAACAACAGCAAAATAGGCAACAAGAGCAACAAGAACGTATGGCGAGACAAAAATTACAAGAAACAAGAAACCATATGTTAGAGGTGATCGGCTCAGATTCTTATAATGGCGTCGATGTATTTGCTGGGACATCGCCTGCTTCTGCCCTCGCTGAAAGCAAACAAGGCGATCCTCTTATAGGAGTTGACCCTGGCGATTCCGGTGTTGACATTAGTAAGTTATTTGGTGGAGTTAATAAAAGTTGGGCGGGAACCATTAAATGAAAAAAGCAGCAAATATCGTAGTAAAGCCGCTCAAACGGGATACCCCTGAAAAAATGATTAGACGATTTATAAGAAAAGTAAAAAAATCAGGAATACTGAGTGAAATTAAAAATAGACAATATTATAAAAAGCCATCCGAGATTAGAAGAGAAAAAAATATACGTAGAAAAAGAGAATTAGCAAAATTAGAGAGAAA